AATCTTCAGTTAGTTAATTTTGAATCGATCTTTAAAACTATAGAAGTTAATTTTATCAATGATCTTGTAAAATATCAGCTTTTACCTGCGAAAAGAATAACTAGAGATATCAAGAAATTACTGTATCATCATATTTTTTATGGTACATGTGAGTACCTTTTAAATAGACAAGCGAAAGAACGTGTTGTTATTCTTAAATCTAAACAATTAGATTTCACTAATTACCAAATTTTACAATATTTTGATAAGGAATTAATATTAAAATACATTGATCAAGCAGCTTTAAAAGTATCAAAATTACTTCCAATAAGCATGTACGTCTATGAAAACATAGAATTTTGTTTATTTAAACAATTGTATTCAAAGCGTGACGGTAATGTAATTGAGCTCATTGAGCGTATACGTTCGTTTGCATGGACTAAGGAGTTTACACGATCGTATTATACTTTTGCAAAAGTTAAAAACTTTGCTAAACGCAATGAATTGACGTTTTTGAGTGAGAAGTACTTTAATCAACTTAAAACTAAACAACTTCTCTACGTATAAATATTAAATACTTATAATGAAATTTATCGACAAACTTAACGAGCAATGGTCAATGTTAGATGAGGCCGATAATATACCAGCACCTGCTCCGACCCAACCTCCTATTTCAGCTGGTGCACCAGCTGAAATTCCACAAGATGCTGCTGCTCCAGATCCTAACGCTACACCAGAACCTAATGAAGGTGAGCCTACTCAAGTCGCTCCTGAAGGCTACGTAGGACTTGTTAAGTTACTTGCTAAGGCAACAGCTATGACGTTTCCAGCAGACGCGTTAGATGAAATTTATAGAACTGATATTACAGCTGAAAATGCATTTGAAATGCAAACAGCTTTAGAAGCTGCAATTAAACAAAATGAAATGTATGCTGATAACCCTGAAAGATTAGAAAATATTCATTTAAGGAATTTTATTGACGGTATTAATACCGGTAATTTTATTAAAAAATATAAACAAATACTTGGTGTAATGCATAAGCGTGATCCTTATTTAAAAAATGCTAACCTTTAAATCATATCTTAAGCTTATTGAAGAGGGTGGAGCTGCTGGTCACATGGCACACCCTTTCGATCTTCCATCGGTGCGTACCGGTAAAGATCTCATTAGGCTTTTTGATCAAGTTAAAGCAAGTATTGGTATTACACCAGCTGTTGTAAAAATTGATGGTGTAAATTGTTCAATAAAGCTTATTACGAATGATGATGGTAGTATGGAATTTGCTCTTGATCGTGGATCTAATAATCCATTAGATGTTAGAGGTGTCACAGTTGATAAACTTCGAGATAGATTTCCTGAAGGTCATGGGTTTATTCCAATTGGTGAAACGGTATTAACTATTTTTAATAGAGCGCTTTTAATTCCGACAGTAATTAATGATTTAAAAAGGTTAAATTTCTTAAAAAATAAAAATTTACTTTTTAATATGGAGTATGTTGAAGGTAGTACTAATGTTGTTAACTACCCGGAAAATTTTTTAGCAATTCACGGTATAAATGAAATTTACGAACAAAAAAGCGCTGTACGTAAAACAATATCTAGAAAGACACGTGAAGTGGAGAGAATTAATCGCGGTGTTTTAGAAGACTTTATTATTAAAGTCAATCAAATTGCTGATAGTTTTGATTTTAAAGTTTATTCTTCGATTGAAGCTACAGTGAAGACAGAAATTAATTTTTTACCTGTTTTAAATTCCGGTTTAACAATTCATTATACATCTGATCACTTTGTCAAAAAATCTCTAAAAAACTGGCTCGAAGGCTGTAATAATCCAGTTGGTGTCAAGTTAAAAACAATTACCGGTAAACCGGTTGATGCTGTAAGTAAAAAATTATATCTAGATATCATAAACGGTACACCTGTATCTGATCTTGTAGAAAATGGTGATAATGAGAAGAATAACCCAGCGGTTTGTGGTGCTATAATTTATCATGCCACGAGATTATTAGGTAACGCTGTACTAGATGCTTTGACATCGTCTATTGGTGATCTCAGCACTCAAGAAGGTATTGTTATCAGAGATTCAAGAATATCAACAATTCCGTTTAAGATTACAGGTGAATTTATTGTACGTGGAATGACTAGTCCTTTTCAGAAAGAAGATGATGAGGAGTTAGAAGTCGAAGGCGGTATTAATGATAGTGATTTACCTCCTTACGAGGATATATACACAGGTAGACAAATTCCCGGTGGTGGTAAGAGTTTAGCTAATGCTGATTACGGTTCTGATTATAATGGTATCAATAAAGGTGATTTTGGAGGTCGATAATATGAGCTTCAAAACACTTGTCGAACAAATCATATCTGATATTAGACCTACTAGTACTAAAGCAGTTTTTGTATTTGGTAGAATGAATCCGCCTACCTTAGGACACGAACTATTAATTGCTGAAGCAGTACATGTTGGTAAAAAGGAACATTGTGATGTTTTTGTAATACTCTCCAAAACTCAAGATTCTAAAAAGAACCCAATCCCGTATAATGATAAGCTCATGGCATTAAATGAAGCTTTACCGCAAGTAACGTTTATTGATTCTGAAAAAATTAAAACAATCTTCGATGCGGTTAAGTTTTTAATTGAAAATGGTTATAAAGATTTAATCCTTGTTTGTGGTAGTGACCGAGCTACAGATTTTGATGTATTATTTAACAAATATATCGACAACCCAAATCCTGACGTAAGACTTGATTTAAATAGTTTTAGAACTGCTATAGCAGGTCATGAACGTGATCCCGATAGTGATGATACTTCAGGAATTAGTGCTACAAAAGCGCGTAACTTAGCAAAAGAAGGAGATTTTGAATCCTTCAAGAGTGTATTACCTACAACAATGCCTGAAGATCAAGCTAGAGTACTTTATACCGCTATTCGTAAAAATTTAAAATAAATTAAGATTCAAGCATCTTAATCATTCCGTAAACAGCATCTTCTACTTTTTCTCTTGGCTGATTACGCATAATTTCTTTTATTTTGTTAATTAAAGACGCACCGCCATCCTCTATACTCTTATAAAGATCCTGCTCTGTCTTTTCTTCAATTTCCATATCACTCTCAACATTATGCTTATGTGCTTGATAGTCTTTGTATCCAAAAACACTATTAATACTATCCTCAGCCTTAGCAACCTTATCAGCTACCCATTCTTCTATTTCACTATCCTCAGGTACAATATCATGTAACATAGCAGCCATTTTTGCAATTCTGTAAAGATTTTGCTTTACCATATTGGAAGCTTGATGTTCGGGATGCTCACCGGTATGTGAAAAATCATCTTCACTATCATACCCACCGCGTTTTTCTTTCTTAGCAAAAACAATATCATCCTGATCATATGATTTTTTATCATCACACTCACATTTATCTGCTGTTAATTTACATTTTAAACATTTTCTAACTGGTGCACCGTTTTCACAATCATCACACTCTTCTGAATATTCACCATAAGGTAATCCAATACCTTGAGGTCCGAGATCAGCACTTTCTTTTAAAAATACTTTAGTGTTGTAAAGTGCATTAAGATCATCAATATAGTTGCGCATACGTAAATATTTATTCTCTTGTATTAAATATTATTATGCAATGTTTGTTTGAATCACGTTTTATCCAAGTAATTGAAGAGGGTGGCCCGAGCTTATCTATTAAGCGCGGAGAAAAACTACCAGTAAATCGCGGTGGTGGATTAACCGCTAAGGGAAGAGCAAAGTATAATCGCGCTACTGGCTCACATCTTAAAGCTCCAGTCACTGGTAAGGTTAAGAAGGGTTCCAAAGCATCTAAACGTAGAAAGAGTTTTTGTGCTAGAAGTTCAGCTTGGATACCTGCAGGTGGTTGCGCTGGTAAGAAGACGAGAGGTTGTGCTGCAAGGAGGAGATGGAAATGTTAACTTTTAAACAATTTTTATTAGAAAAAAAGGTTAAAAGAGATCGTTGTCTAAGAAGAGCTGATTCCGTATATGGTAGTAAGACATCTGCCTATAAGTCAGGAGCTGTTGTAAAGTGCCGTCAAAGTAAAATTTGGAAAAAGAAATGAAATTTGATGCCTTAGTAAATCTTATTTTAGAGGGCTTTGAAAAAGAAAAACAACAAGGTCTTCATGGTTGGTTTACACGTAATCACGGAAAAGGCTGGGTAGATTGTAAAACAGGTAAGCCATGTGGTCGACAAAAAGGTGAAAAACGTAGAAGTTATCCAGCTTGTAGACCAACAATGTCAATGTGTAATAATAGAAAGAGTCTTAAGAAAGGCTCTAAGCGAATATCTTGGAAAAAGAAATAATTTATGAAATCTTTTAAAAATTTTACAGAAAATAGGCCTATACTAGGTGTCACAGAATATATAACAATAGATGGGATTGGATCTGTTGTCGCAAAAATAGATAGTGGTAATGAGGCTTATAACGTATTACACGGTGTAGATATTGAAGACAATGGTGATAACACCATAACCTTCTCTACTATTAATGATAAAAAAATTACACTCCCTTGCACTGGCAGTATTGATATTAATATTGGTAGTGGGAACATCGAAAGTCGCCCAACGGTTGTACTTGATATTGTTTTAAAAGATAAAAGTCATAATAATATAACCTTTAGTATTGCTGATCGTAAAGATAACGAACAACAAGTATTAATAGGAGAGCCGTTTGTTAAACGGCTCAACGCTTTAATCGATGTAAAGAGAAGTGTTTAGGACTTCATATTAGTAATGCCTTCTTGAGTAAATTTTAATAAGAAGGATTAAATATATACAGTACCACATCCTATAAACTGGCCGTCAATACTTCAAGAATTAAAAAAAGGGCGCTCTAAAAGTAGTGTTGCTAAACAATACGGTTTTTGTTGGCCGACATTTCAGCGATTACTTTTAGAGCGCCCGGATAATTAATTTATTTTTGTGTTACGTCAGAGATAAACTGATAATATTCAGCACGGGTCGCAGGATCGGTCAAGAAATCACCAGAAAGTTTACTTGTCTTCATTACACAACCATCATGCTTTACACCACGGAGACAAGCACATGTATGGGTTGCCGCGATTACAACCGCTACACCGAGATTTTGTTCACATACATCGTCAATTGCGGTATGTATCTGCATTGTCATCGACTCTTGAATTTGTGGCCTACGTGCGTAATGTTCTACAATACGATTAAGCTTTGATAATCCAATAACGCGTCCTTCTTTAGAGGGAATGTATGCAACATGTGCTACACCAGTAAATGCTAGATGATGATGACTACACATTGACTTTACTGGAATTCCACCTTGAAACACCATTCCATCATAACCATTACTTGGAAACGATGTAATCTTAGGAGGTGTTTCATAACACCCGGATGCTAGATCATTGACAAATGCCTTAGCAACTCTTAATGGTGTACCAGAGCTATTTGGATCATTACGCCATTCAAAACCGAGAGCATCAAGATAGACTTCATATGCTGCAGCAGCTTTTTCAATAATAACTTGTTTCTCTTCAGCTGAACGCGGATGATTACCGTTAGCTTCTTTGAGTTTTACAACTTTTGTATATTCAGACATAAGCTTATTATACCAACAACTTACCTTATTTCAACATAAATAATGATAATGAAGTATAATCAGATCATTTTAGAGAGTTTACAAAAAGTAGCTCTTAAAAAAGTACGTATTAAAGTAGATCCAATTAGCGTTAGTCAGAGTGCTGATCTATCGAACTGTAATGGATATGAAGGATATGTATTAGCTGAGGATCAAGAATTTACAAAAGTACTTGTTGTTGTACCTGATAATAATGGTAGTATGCCGGTGATGGATATACCTAATGAACATTTAATTAAATTAGCTAATATTAATAATAATTTATCTGTTTTAAAAGAATTTATCACTGTCGCACTCGACGTAGCATTAGATGATCCTCTTATTCAACAACTTTATGCGGCTGAATCAATTGATGATGTTGAAGTATTCTTAAAGGATAGAGGTTTATCAGAAGAAGACATTATTAAATTATATAAATATTATATTGCCAATGAGTAATAAATTTGATAAATTAGTTAAACTTGCTTTAAATGAGGCAAGTCTCCGTGATTATATAAGCGCTGCCAAAACAAATGTTAAAAACGCTTTTAAACCTTCATCTTTAGTAGCGGGTGCTTTAAATATGGCAGACGCGTCTGCGAGAAGATCAGGTATAACATACGGTGGTCAGTTTGGTAATATTGCTAAGGGTATCACAAATCTCACAACAAATCTTACGACGCAGGCGGAAAAAATAGCACTTGAAAAATTCGAAAGACCGAAAGGCAATCCAAAAAACAATGATAAAGTTGTAGTTAATTTACCATTTTTACCCACATCAATCGTCTCAAAATTTGGTAATGTACAGGCTGTTACAGGTGGCACATCCTATACTATTACACTTTCGGATAGTTTAGCTGCTGATTCGATAGCTGTTATCGATAAACAGGGCTATCAAACACAAATTTTCTATTATAAAAATAAAAAGCAATTATTTAAACCAAAAACAGGTGGTGAGCCCTGGCCGACGTATGTAGGTCTTCATTATCATCAAGAAGGAAATTTTTGGGTCATAGATACCGATGTCAGAAAAACAATTCCTGATTTTAATAAAAAAAAGCAGTTCATTGCAAATTATAAAAAATGGTCATCTCCTTTAGATCCAGCTATTAAAGCAAAAATATTAAAAGCAGCAGATATGGATGAAGTTATGAAGATACTTAAAACTGAAACAGAATATGGTAAGATGTCAACCGATGATCAACTTGTCTTTTTGACCAATCTTACTACTGATTTTTGGAAAAGCAGTCCGTAATTAATATGCCATATAATATTCAAAAATCAAGAGCCGGTTACAAAGTTCGTTATAAAAAAGGTGGAAAAATGCATACTGTCCCGGGAGCTTCAGTATCTAAGGAAAAAGCTCGGAAGCGTATAGCTGCAATAGAGATTAGTAAACATCAGCATGAGAGTTTTAATCAAGTTGTAAATAATTTATTAAAAACTTTAATCTCCTAGTTGATTTATTTTTTACGAGGAATAACTAATAGAGAATATTGGATTTGAGAGAAGGGACGAAAAACAATTTTCTTTGACTTTTCTGTTGATTTTTAGTTTTTCCAGGTCATAATATCTTTATGAGTTATCAGAGTACTAAACTTATCGATCTTGGTTCTTGTGCCTTTAGACAATTTGGAGCTACCCATAGTCACTGTCATCTAGTTCATGGTTATCAGATAAAAGCTAAATTTTATTTTTCAGCATCATCATTAGATTCCAACCACTGGATCGTCGATTTCGGTGGTCTTAAAGATCTTAAAGCAATTCTAAATAAACAATTTGATCATACACTTTGTCTTGCTAAGGATGATCCATTACTTCCATTATTTCAACAATTAAATGATGCTGGAGGGTGTGACCTCCGTATTATGGATGCTGTAGGTATTGAAAAGACAGCAGAATGGTGCTATAAAACAGCTCAAACATACCTTAAAGGTAAGTATGGTGATCGTTGTTGGGTAGAAAAAGTTGAAGTATATGAACATGAAGCTAATTCAGCAATATACAGCGAACCACGTACTTCAACTTTTTCTACATCTTCAACATTCATTAATACTAACGCTGTAAGTACAAAACCGGTACCACCTGTTGAAATTAAACCTTCGACGGTAACAGGTGTTGTAGAAAATCTTAATATTCCTCTTGAAGTACCTGAACAGATCTTACATCCTATTGAGTCACCGCCTGCACAATATACAGATAATAGACCAAAGGATGGACCGGTACCGTTACGTAACCCTACTACAACCGGTTATTCAAATTTTTTCGAAGGAACTAGCTGGGGTAGTCGGTGAACGCTGAACACGCTCATCAATTATTTGGTGGCGAGGTATCAGATCACTTTGTAATTCAGGGTAAACTAGCACCTGATTTTGTGGATTCATTTTTAAATAATGACCAAAAATTAGGTGATGTTTACAACTCACAAGTTAAGCCTGTAGGTCATGTCGCCGTAACAAATTCACCTACAAATATAAGCATGGATGCACTTATTGAACGTCAACCCGATCCTCTTGTTAATCAATTACAAGATACATTATCAAAAATTGCTAGAGAATATAGTCTTACATCCGATACACAAACAAACACAGGCTTTACACCATCTCTTAAAGATCAATCTAATGATGATATTCAACAAGCTAATGATGCTGTAAGGAAAGCATTAGAAGAACTTAAGTCTTTGGGTGTTGTTTAGCAGATTCCGACGGGCTATATTCTTTCGTATTTGTCACGGGTATAATACCTTTAAATACGTGAGTAACATAACGGCAGAGCTCTGAACGAACAATATGATCTTCTGTTAATTCAACGCAATGTACACCATGTTTCTTTGCATCATCGTTATCGAAGGCCTTGTAAACAGTATTAAAACCTGATTTACCATATGGAAGATCCGATTGATCAGGATCACCACATATAATCATTTTACTAAATTCACCCATACGGGTAAAGAGCGTCTGAAGTTCCCTGACAGTTAAATTCTGACTCTCGTCACAACAAATAAACTTTACAGCAAAGTGTAAACCACGAGCAAAGTTAATAGGGCAAATAGTAATTCTATTATCTTTATGTAAACGATGAATTTGAGGTTGAGTTACAAGTTCGGAGAATTTCTCATTAAAAGGTGTCATATATACATTAACCTTTTCATTGATATCTCCAGGAAGATATCCAAGCTTTGAATCAGCTGATTCAACAGCTGAACGTACCAATACAACATCAGATACTTTCTTTAAATTGAGAAGTTGTAATCCAAGATACATTGAAAGAATAGTCTTCGATGTACCAGCTGGACCCTTGAGAATCATAAGTTTTGTATCCTTATCGAGGAAGAGATTTATAATCTCTTTTTGTTTTTCTGTCCAAGGAAGCTCTCGAACATTGAGAGTAAAATCAATTTTTTCTCTTTGGGCTACGTAGGGTGAAGTATCTTTAACTAACGTATTATCATTAGTTTTAGATGGGACAACGGTCGCGGCTTTCGCCGTGCGTTTTGTTTTTTTCATCTATAATTATTTAATCAAATTTAGATCTTGATTACTGCTAGACATACATTATTATTGATTGTATGATTGATATTAATACGGAAACTATTTTCTTATCTGACGATAAAGTATTTTATACTATTGAAGGTGAAGGCATGTTTATTGGTCAGCCTTCTGTTTTTATGAGGCTTTCAATGTGTAATTTAACGTGTAAGGGCTTTGCTTCTCCTGATTCACCTAACGGCTGTGATTCATTTATTTCATGGTCAGTAAAAAATAAAATGACATTTGCCGAAATCTTTCAGCTTATGGAAGATAATGGATATATTAAGCATCTCAAAGATAGGGCTATTCTAAAGCTTACAGGTGGCGAACCTTTAATTCAAGAAAAGGCTCTTCTTAAATTTATACAAGCGTTTAAAGAGCGTTATGATTTTAAGCCACGTATTGATTTTGAGACAAATGCTACTCTTATGCCTGATGAGCGTTGGGTAACAGAGTTTGGAGCATCATTTACCACGTCGCCGAAGCTTCGTTCAAACGGCGATCCTGAAGATAAGACCTATAAGCCTGAAGTATTAAAATGGCATAAAGCTCATTATTCTGGCTTTAAGTTTGTTATTAATGTTGCTGAAGATATTAATGAAATTTGGGAAAAATATGTCGACGATAAACACGGTATTAATATTCCAAAGAGTCATATTTGGTTTATGCCGTGTTGCGGATCTCGAGTAGAGCATGTAGAGAAGGCTGCAGTTGTGGCTGAATACGCTAAGGCATTATGCGTTAATTTTAGTCCTCGACTTCAGCTTATTGTATGGGATAAAGCACTACGCGTTTAATATATCTGACCACCAGCCGAGTTCACGCCAAGTTTTACCCTTCCAGTCATATTTCCAATACTTTTTTGACGATATTGGTTTATCAACATCTTTTATACATCTATTAATAATTGTAACATTGCTACAATTATTAGCTTCTGCAGCAACGAAAGAGTTTGTAAAAATACCCGCTGGTGTAAAATAACGATATTTTTCGTGTGATTTGGAGTTTAATTCACGGCGCCACTCTTTGTATTCTTTTGAAGCCGAGGCATTAAACTTGAGCAAGGCAATACTTTTTTTCTTACTTTGAGCTGGTGTAATTCTTCTACCTAACATTGTCGGTCCTCCGTCTCCCTGTTCCTGTACAAGATTTGCAAATTCATGGTTATTAACAACATCCCATAATTTACTATAGTAAATTCCTTTCTGTTTTAATTCTTTAATTGTTAAACACTCTGCAAGAATTGCAGTTTTAAAATAAGAACCATACTTTTTAAGATGTCTCTTCCATATTTTACCAGAACCTGTGTATGCAAACGGATCTCTTCGCGATGTCTTGCAGAGATACTTCATACCAGTTATAATATGTGTTTTGAGCATAAGATAATGCATATAAATATTTATACTTTTAACGCTTGATAAGCTTAAATATGTTTTATAAATACAGTATATGCGCATTGCAATTTCTGGTTCCGCTTGTCAAGGTAAAAGTACTCTTATTGATGATATTATTAAAAAATGGCCAATATACAAGCGGTCAGAAGAATCCTATCGCAAACTTATTAAAGATGAATCTATTCCTCTCAACAAAGAAATAACAGAAGAAGGCCAATGGAAGATTCTTAATTGTCTTATTGATGACATTCAAAAGACATCTAAAGATGATTATATTCTTTTTGATCGTTGTCCATTAGATAATCTTGTATATTCACTTTGGTTAAACAGTAAAGATACGACAAAGATGAGCGATGAGTTTATTAAGAAGTGTATTCCTCTTGTTAAGGAGACTATGCACGCTTTAGATATTATCTTCTTTACACCGATTACTAAGTTTTCACCAATTCCAAAAGAAGCTCGCGAAACTAGAAATATTGAAGAAGAGTATATTAAGGAAATTGATAATTTGTTTAAAGCTATTGAACATAATTACACTAGGACTGGTGCATCACCTTTTTTCCCAGATGAAGATAGACCGCCAATTATTGAAGTTTTTGGTACTCGTGAGGAACGTATTGCAATGATTGAACTTTACGTTAATGATCAGGGAGATGCTGTTGTAGAGGAAACAAGTGTTCTCGATGATAAAAATTTAGATATTATGGCTAAACTTATGAGCGATCAGAAAGATACTCATAAAGCAGAGCTTCAGGAAGAGAAATTTCGTACAGGTATTATTCGTTCTAAAAATTTAGGCGAAGATCTTTAATGATTAAAAGCATTGTAAGATACAAGTAATCTTACATTAATTGGTAATTGTGTAGATACTATATTAGCTGCACTTATTGAAACTTGTAAACCGGTATTGTTTGTATTGGGTATATATGACACACTACCCGGTACAACAAACGGCGATGCTGCATAAAACGCAGTAGCTTGAGCAAACGTAGTAGCAGCAGGTGATATAATAAAATTAGAAGGTGCAATCTGATTAAGAGCTAAAGGTAAGCCACTATTAAAGAAATTTACAAATTGCACAATAGCACCGCTCAAACTACCGGCAGAATTGGGATAAATGATAGGCGTTAATGTAGCGTCATATATACCCGTTGAGTATGCTGTTAACGCAGCAAGTTGAGTACCGTAACTAGCAGTTGCAGAAGCAAATTGTGTTAACACATAACTTGACATTGCTGTCAATTGTGTATTAAGAGATGAAGATAAAGATGTAAGTTGCGATGAAAATGATGTAGAAAGAGCTGTTAATTGAGTACTAAGAGAGATATACATTGGATTACCCGTATAATCTACACTAGTAGGCGTAGCACTAACGATTAATCCATTTGAAATTGTAAAACTATCA